CAACGAGCAGGGTACGGGTAAGACAGCCAGCGTCATCTGGGCTGCCGACTATTTTATGGACCGAGGTGATGTGCAGCGGGTGCTGGTGCTGTGTCCCTTGTCCATTATGAAGTCAGCATGGCAGCAGGACTTATTTAAGTTTGCTATGCACCGCTCATGTGGCGTGGCGCACGGGACTGCCGAGCAGCGCAAGAAGGTGATCCGCACCGGGGCTGAGTTCGTGGTGCTTAACTTCGATGGCTTGGGTGTCGTCAAGGATGAGATCATCAACGGCGGCTTTGACCTGATCGTGGTGGACGAAGCGAACGCGTACAAGAACGCGCAGACCAACCGCTGGAAAATCCTCAACGACATCCTCAAGGCAACATCGCCCCGGTTATGGATGCTTACGGGTACGCCAGCAGCACAAAGTCCTCTCGATGCCTTTGGTCTTGCACGACTTGTAAACCCTGAGAAATCCCCGAAGTTCTACAGCCACTTCCGTGCCGACACCATGTATCAGGTGACGAAGTTCAAGTGGGCCCCCAAGCCCGGCTCTGAGATGTACGTGCATAACGTGCTGCAACCGGCGATCCGCTTCGAGAAGAAGGACTGTCTGGACCTACCTGAGGTCACGCATGTGGAGCGCGAAGCGCCGCTGACCCCGCAGCAAGCCAAGTATTACACGCTTCTCAAGAACGAGTTGCTGGTTGAGGCTGCTGGAGAAGAGGTAAGCGCAGTCAATGCGGCGACTAAAATTAACAAGCTGCTCCAGATCAGCGGAGGTGCGGTCTATTCGGATGCTGGAGAAGTCCTTGAGTTCGACGTGAGCAACCGCCTCAACGTGGTGTTGGAGGTCATTGAGGAAGCCAGCCACAAGGTGCTTGTCTTCGTGCCCTTCACGCACACAATCGAGCTTCTTCGCGCACATCTGGAGAAGAGCAAGATTAGCTGCGACGTGATTAATGGTAAGGTCTCGCCTAATAAACGCAGCGAGATCGTCACGCGGTTCCAGACCGAGAAGAACCCACACGTGCTGATTATCCAGCCGCAAGCTGCATCGCACGGCCTGACACTAACGGCAGCCGACACCATCATCTGGTACGCGCCAGTAACTAGTGTTGAAACCTATTTGCAGGCAAACGCCCGCATCAACCGACCCGGACAAAAGAACGCGATGACAATCGTGCACGTCAAGGGAAGCGAGGTGGAGTCCCGGTTGTACTCCATGTTGCGTAGTAACATTAACAACCATGAGAAAATCATCGACCTGTACCGGGAGATGATGGATGGCGCTTGACATTGTCAAGCGTAAGAAATACGATTCGAGTGTCTAGTTAAAGGAGCAAACATGACGGACAACGAACCCTCCATCGACCAGATGGTGCTTGCCTATCGTCGCATACGTGCCACGATGGACGAGAAAGAAACGCAGCATAAAGAGGAAATGGAAAAGCTGCGTGAAGACCTTGAACTGGTCTCAGCCAAGCTGCTTGAGATTTGCAAAGAGCAAAACGTCGATAGCATCAAGACGCCGAATGGTACGCTCTCGCGGCGTGTCAAGTCGCGCTATTGGACTACCGACTGGGAATCTATGTACAAGGTAATTGCCGAGCACAACGCACCGTTCTTGCTTGAGCAGCGCATCCATAACACTAACATGCAGCAGTTTCTCGACGAGAACCCTGAGGCATACCCCCCGGGCCTACAACAGGACCGGAAGTACGTAATCCACGTGCGTAAACCAACAAACCGTTAAGGAGAACACAAGTGAGCGAACTTACCATTTTCGAACAGGGCGGCAACGAACTTGCTACCGTGAAGCGCCAGTCCAAGCTGGCTGACAAGATCACATCTGGTGGCGGCTTGCGCCGCATCGGCACCAACACGAACGGCACGTTTAAGCGCATCGTAGGCGGTGAGCAGATCGGCAAGGCAATCCCGAGCGAGATCAATGTGATTATCATTGACATGCTGAAGGATGTGTCTCGCACCTACTACGCTACCGAGTATGACCCGCAGGGCACCCCGACGCTGCCTGATTGCTGGTCTAACGATGGCCGCACCCCGGACCCCAAGGCTTCGAACAAGCAAGCATCTGCCTGTGCTAACTGCGACATGAACGTCGATGGTTCGGGTAACAAGGGGCGTGGCAAGGCTTGCCGCTTCCAGCGCCGTATCGCTGTGATTGCAGAAGGTGACATGACCGGCGACATCTACCAGATGAACCTCGCTGCTAAGTCGCTGTTCGGTAAGGGTGTGTCTAATGTGCATCCGTTCGAAAGCTACTGCACCTACCTCAAGGCAAATGGCGAAGCGCCTGACACTGTCGTGACGAAAGTCATGTACGATACGGACGCAGACACCCTGACCTTGAAGTTCCGCCCTGTGCGCCGCTTGACGCAGGAAGAAGCTGACTTGGTTGAGACCCTCCAGAGCAGCGGTGAGACCGAGCGTTACACGAAGCTGACTGTGGCTGAAGCTGATGGCGTGACTGAGCGCCCTGCTATTGCCGCACCGAAGCAGTCAATCTTCGAGGAAGAAGCAGAAGAACCTGAAGTGATTGCGGCTCCTGTTAAGCGCGCAGCAGCAAAGCCCGTCGAGACTGTTGAGGAAGACGACCTTAGCTCGGTCCTCGATGTCTGGGGTAGTAAGGACTAATCATGCAGGGTTACACCATCCGTGTAGCCGAGGCGATTAAGAACGCTGACGGTAAACTCTTAGGTGTGCAGCTAGGCCGCTTGTGCCTAGAACATAATGTTGGTGTCATGATTGTCGCCAACCGCCTCGGAGTTACCCGTCAGACGGTCTACAGTTGGTTCACGGGCAAGTCTAAGCCTCATCCCACCTGCGTTGGTGTGGTGGAGCAGATGGTCCGTGAACTGACTGCGACCCAAAACTAAGCCTTGGTACAAGTTATAAATTAGCGGGCACGGCCCGCAACGGAGAGTATTTCCATGGAGAACGTAGACCTCCTAGAACTTGTGCAGCCAGCCGACGGTTGGTTTGCGGTTCTAGGTATCAAAGGTCCGCGTGATGTTAAACAGAAGCTAGTCGCTACCAGAGAAGAAGTAGACCAATACGCTGAGCTTTACATGTCCCAGAAGCGGAACGTGTTCTTCGGCGTTGCGAAATACGAAACAGAAGCAAACCGCACCAAGGAAAATGTGAAGAGCCTTAAGGCATTCTGGCTCGACGTTGACTGTGGTGAAGCAAAAGCGGAGATAAACCCCGAAACCGGAAGACCGGACGGGTACATCAACCAAACCGCAGGGCTTAAAGCACTCAAGGCATTCTGCGATAAGATCGGATTGCCAAGGCCGCTACTCGTTAATTCGGGGCGCGGGCTACACGTATACTGGCCGCTGACCCGGGCAGTGACACGCGAAGAGTGGGAGCCTGTAGCTGCGCGTCTGTGCGAACTCTGCATCACGCACGACTTTTACGTAGACCCCTCGGTGTTCGAGGCAGCGCGCATCCTGCGCATCCCCGGCACTTTCAACTTTAAGGACGATCCGCCTAAACCGGTTACGATACTTTCCCTCGCAGACCCTGTGGAATACGAAGAGCTTCGTGCAATCCTAGGGGTAAAAGAGAAGCAAGAGCTTGTCATACCGGAGCGCAAGATGAGCTTGCTTGGTCAGAAGCTACAGGACGACAGCATATCGTCCTTCGCCAAGATCATGACGCGCAGCGCAAAGAAGGATGGCTGTCAGCAACTCCTCTCCTGTTATATGGAGCGGGCTACGCTGTCAGAAGTCCGGTGGTTCGATGCACTCTCGGTGGCTAAGTTCTGCCATGACCGGGACGAAGCAATCCAGCGCCTGTCCGAAGGGCACCCTGATTACGACCCAATGGCGGCATTGGAGAAGACGAAGCACATTCAAGGGCCACATAACTGTGCGACCTTTGAGCGCAACAACCCCGGTGGCTGCCACGGCTGCCCTCACCTTGGGAAGATTAAAAATCCCATCGTGCTAGGCAAAGAGGTACTTGAAGCTGCCGTTGAAGACGACATCTATGCTGAGCCCACTGAGGGCGGGGTAGATGAGCTTAAGGAGCGGTATCGGATACCTGTGTACCCCGAGCCGTTCTTTAGGGGGAAAACAGGAGGCATCTACAAGAGGCCCAAGAAGGAGGAAGAACCTCCCACGTTTGTCTATCACAACGACCTGTACGTTGCGAAGATGATGACAGACCCGAAGGACGGTGACGTTGCAGTTATGCGGCTACACCTACCTCGGGAAGAAGTGCGCGAGTTTGTTGTCCCGCAGTTCAAAGCAGCAGGGGATGTTGCTGAGCTACGGAAACTCCTCGCGTCCAAAGGTGTGGCTTGCCAACGCAAGTCGTTCGAGTTGCTGTGTGAATACGTCATCGCAGCCATCAACGACCTGCAAGATAAACGGAAGATGGAGCTTATGAGAATGCAATTTGGTTGGGCTGATAACGACAGCAAATTTATCGTTGGGGACCGTGAGATTACGAAGGATGGCATCTTTCATAGCCCTCCGTCCTCTATCACCGCGCAGCTTGCTGAGCAGATGGTGCCCTCGGGCACGTTCGATAAGTGGAAGGAAGTCTTTGACCTCTATGGCCGTGAAGGGTTGGAACCCCACGCGTTTGCCACTTTGACTGCTTTTGGTGCGCCTCTATTCAAGTTCACGGGGCAGTCAGGTGCAATCATCAACGTGATCCACCCCATGTCCGGCACGGGTAAGACGACGATCTTACATATGTGTAACAGCGTATGGGGACACCCAAAGAACCTGTGCTCGGTTAAAGAAGACACGTTCAACGCTAAACTGATGCAACTCGGCATCATGAATAACCTGCCGTTCACCATCGACGAGATGACAAATTCGACCGACAAGGAGCTTTCAGCGTTATCGTACAGCATGAGCCAAGGGCGCGCCAAGAACCGCATGAAGTCCTCGGGTAACGAGCTTCGGCTGAACACTACCACATGGCAAACGATCAGCGTCAGTTCTGCAAACGTAGCTTTCTATGAGAAGCTGCAACTCAATAAGAACCGCCCTGACGGTGAGATGATGCGCCTAATGGAGTATAAGATCGACTATACGTCCTCGATCCCCACGGACTTCGCCAAGGAGATGTTCGACCACCAACTGCTTGAAAACTACGGCCATGCAGGGATTATCTATGCGCAGTGGCTTGTGAACAACCTCGAAGAGGCCAAGGCTGGCGTCAAGAGCATTCAAGCTAAGATTGATGCGGAGATCAAACTCACGCAGCGCGAACGCTTCTGGTCTGCTGTGGCAGCAGCAAATATCGCTGGTGGGCTTATTGCCAAGCGCCTTGGGCTCATAGACTGGGATATGAAGCGTATCTACCTGTGGACCACGCAGATGATCCAGACGCTACGGCAGGACACAAGTACGCAATCCGATGACCCACTGGCTGTGCTGGGCTCGTATATCAACCGCTATTTGCAGAACGCCTTGATCGTCAACAACGCTGACTTGTCCTTCCCGGTCATAGAACCTCGCGGTGAGCTTCTCATCCGCTACGAGCCGGACACCAAGAAACTTTTTCTAACAGCTAAGCCGTTCAAAGATTTCTGCACCCAAGCGCAGGTCAGCTACAAGGACACAATTAAGGGGCTGGAACTTGCGGGTCTGATGCGGGGTTACGCCACCAAGCGCCTCGGGAAGGGCATGAAGATTGCCTCTGCACCCGTCCACTGCTTGGAATTTGATACCAGTTCTGCGGACTTTATTGATGTAGATAGCATCGTAGCCGAAAGCGAAAACGCCGATGCAGGTGGAGGGAGTTAACTACGAGGTCAACTGGAAAGCCTTCAAACGGGGCACGTCGATATTCATCCCGTGCCTCGACCCTCGCCGCGCCAAAGCACAAGTAATAGTGGTTACTAAGCGGCTGAAGCTCAAGGTATTGACCAAAGTGGTCTTAGAAGATGGAATTAGGGGTTTACGAATCTGGCGAACGTGATAGAACGCTGGCGGAAGTTTGCTCCTTCCGGTTGACTAGAGACACCTTAGCCCCCCGGTGTAACAACCGGGGGGATTTTTATTTTTCGATGAGTTCCTTTGCGTAGTAGGACTCAACCTCATTGAGCCCCATACCCTGCAAGTCGTACTTTTCTTCCGCAGCGGCGCCCGTCAGTGACTTATAGATATTAGCGTAGCTGATGCCAAAGTACGGATTCCCGATCTTTTTGTTGTACTCCATGATGTCCTTGAAAGCCTCACGTGCTTTCTCCTGACCATCCGGATCGCCGTTCTGAATACGACGTACAGCCTGCTTGTATGCACCGAGCAGTTCGCTCTTTTTATCTTGGAGCTCCTTGGTCCGGTTCAATATGTCGCGGTTTACTTGCTGCGTCTTGGCAACTTCCGTGGGGTTGAAGCCGAGGACAGCACCAACAATCATGGCGTCGGAAAACTCATCCGTACCCATTTTAACCTTTTCGGTCTTTGTGCGCAGACCCTCGGTCTGGAAATCGTAAGCCTTAGCCCATGCCTTGAACATGGCGGGCATACCCGCTTTGAAACCGTCAAGCACGTTGCCCTTGGCAAACTATTCACCCATCGTGACGAT